ACGCTTCCAAGTCAATACACACTTGTTCGAGTTCCATATTGATGATTCCAACAACATTCTCACCAATGACCCAACTTGGCTTTGCTTGTTGTATGACTCGGAGCATTTCCGGCCAGAGATGGCGGTCATCGTCTTTGCCTCTTTGCTTTCCGGAACTACTATACGGCTGACAGGGAAATCCTCCTGTGAGAAGAGTGACTCCTCGATATGCCGTGCCATCAAGAGTTTTGATGTCTCCGTGGATTGGGACATTCGGCCAATGCTTTTTGAGAACGGCTTGGGCGTATGGTTCGTTGTCGCAGAATCCAATGGTTTCAAATCCAGCCCATCCAGCGGCAAGAGCGAATCCTCCGATACCGCTGAACAAGTCAAGGTGAGTAGGCTTTTCATCTTTATTTGTACCTAGCTTTAAGCTCTCTTTCGTCAAGTGTGTGGTTTCTTTATTCACAAGTAGTAACGAGCAACTTTCTTTCCGCCCTCTGTAGTATGCTCACTCACCTTCACATCAACCCCAGCCTTGCGTAAGTCGTGGATGCGTGAGGCCAATCTAAAACAACCGTAGAGATTTAGAGCCTCTAGCGATGTTATGGATCGGCCTTCGTTTAAGTGGGCAAGTATCTTGGCGTTCTGCTTGTTGCCTATGGATCTTACCGGGTGATGGGTTTGGCGCGGCTCCACGAAGTCCATCGTCAGTTGGCTGGCGAAGTGGTAGCTCATTTCTTTTTTCTCCTTTTTTTGTATTGCACCTCTGGCACTCCGTGACCTGCAATCCATCCCTTTTTCTTGGCATAGGCTATTGACGTATGATCGCAGTTCCAAGCCCTAGCGATTGTTTTCATGATTGCCCCGGACTCATATTGTGCCTTCCAAAGATTCCATCTTTTCTGCACTATTTCATGCGCCCGGTTCTTTATTTTGCCAGCTTTTCCCTTTAAAACCCTTAATTCGTGCGGGACTACAAGGTTTGGTATATGCCTCTTGTTATCAATCTGAACGCTTTCTAGCCCTATTTGCGCCTCAATTTGGGCTATCCTAGTGCCTATTTGAGTTATTTGGCTTTTGGTTGTATCGCTTTTTTTGGCCTCCCTCATTAATGAAAGGCTAATTTCTATTTTATTTATTCGCTCTTCAAGGGCTAAAAGTTTTTTTGGAATGCCAACTGCCATTTCGTGCTCAATAGCTTGTTGCGCGATTGATTCATACGATGGTTTTAACAGGCGGTAAGTGCTCCCGCCCTGCTCCTTGTCCCGGTTGAATGCTTGATAAAGACTCATGGGCAACCCGCTTTCACCCATTCGTCTCTAGTAGCAAATCCCATCACCTTATAGGTGGGTAGCGATTCGCATTGGCTTCGTGGTGCTGGTTTCATTGGCTGGTTTCCTTTCGTGTTGGTTGTTTGGTTCCTCCGCTGACAATTTCTAGCGCAAGCCTTCCAGTCCTTTACCGGGGCACGGCCTCCCACCTTCCATCCGTTGCTCTCATAATAGTCAAAAGCCGATTCAGCATCCCGCTGGTTCCATTTGATTTCCGTTGCATAAGCCAACCAATCTGCGCGAGTGGGACGCGATAGCGGCCTCTCTCTCTCTTCTAATCTCTGACCTCTAACCTCTAACCTCTGAGGCGTTACATTTGCGTTACATTCCTGTTTCTTTTGCGTTACATTTGCGTTACGCCAACGCAAAATCCTGTCCCTGCTAGACTTACGCAAGCCGTGATCCTTGACCATTCGGCGGCTAAATATGGTTCCGTCATCTACTGAATAGACTCCATTCATGCCTAACTCGGCCAGCAATTCCTCGCACTTGTCGAAGGATATCCCGGCAATTCTGCTTAGTTGATTGGCATTCATGGCAGACTTTCCGGCAAGCAAATAACCCTCCCTTTCTGACTTTGCCATAAGGGAAAGCATATCCACCCAAAGGCCGCGAGCCTCGATTGAACATCCACGCAAAGACTCATCGGATAGCCAATCTGAGGGAAACCATTTAATCCAAAGCAACTTCACTTTTTAGCCTCATTATCCCGCTTCTGATATTTCTTGGCTCGTGCCAATAGCTCTTTAGTGACTCGATGGCTGAACTCTAGCTGGGTTATGATGTCTTTATAGTTCTGGTGCTGGGCATGGCTGAACTCGTTAAATAATTCCTTGAGCCTTCCCCGGATATAGCCGTGAAACTCATCGACTAGCTTTAATCTTTTTACGCTCATAATCTTGGAGCCTTCGGCCATTCGGCCCATTGGGTTAGCTCCGTGCAGACTTGCCACCCATTCGAATAGAAGTTGCCAGACAGATACCTACCTCCAACCACATCGCTTCCAGTATCAATTAGCACTTTAGCGTTCTCCTTTGGTTTGTCCTGCTTGCTTCGCCATTCTAGCATCGACCAGCGCACAACTGGCACATCCACATCAATAGACATCTGGTAACCTCCGTATGGCCGTAGCCACTTCCTCCAAAATGTTTTTCTGAATAGCATCCTCGGAGCCGTCTGCCAAAGTTTGTACAAGCTCTGCAACGCGATCTCTTTCAGCCTGTGCCACCTTGCGAAAGTTCTCACGAAGGATTCCGGGGATTTGATCGCTGAATGATTTGATTAGATCAGAATGGGATGTCGTCTCCTTCACCTTTTACCTCCTTTCCTTCTGCCGCCATGAGAACCTCGGCGATAATCTCATTACGCACGATGTCGTTCTTGTAGGGTTTCCCATCAGCGGCTTCTTTTAAGGGTTGCTTGGCAAGCCATTCTAAATAGTTCAAGCCATCCTCGCTTCGTGCAATCTGGCGAACTGAAACCCCTTTCCACTTCCCAAACTTCAGCACGATGTCTCGCTCTTCGGTTGTCTTTTCGTTAGTAACCTCGGCAACGATCTTGACCGCCTCTTTAGCGGGAGCCTCATATTTGTCGGTGTTGATATCTTCAAAACCTCCATGCGGAACTTCTTCTGCCGGGGTTGTGCTTAACCCAGAGTCAATTAATACTACAACGTGGGCGAATGCTGATCGACACGCTCGGCTTATTGCTCTGGTCTGAACCATGGCCCTGCGAGCATAGACTGGCCGCTTGCTCCACATTTCCTCATCATCGCCCAAGAATCCCTCGGCCTGAGAAATTACTTGGCCGTTGTCCATTCTCTTAACCTCCCCAATACATCGGTAGCCATCCTCAACACGCTCGACATCCCTTGCCGAAGCAACACACCCATGCGCTACTGCGATGGACTGCCAGCCCTCCACCCTCACATATTTCTTATCGCCTCTTCCAATCTGCTGTGCGGTTTTCATTACGATCTCACGGCAAGCCCCGGCCACGTCCGTAGCCTGTCTGATATGGTTTGCCACTCCGTTGTTTGTTACTGCTAGTTGGTTCTCGTTCATTTGGTTCTCCTTTGGTTATTTAACTGAAATCTCCGTAGCCTTGCCGATCTTCCCTGCTCATAGGGGCAGGGACATTTAACGACCTCATGTCTTGATTTAAGTCATGCTCTTGATCGGTGATGCTTACATCCTTTTTCTTGGGGTGTTCTTTTGCCCAGTCTTTTTCAAACTGTTCCTTTTCTGCCTTGGTCATCGGCACGCAACACAAGCAAGTTCTGGTATTCATTTATTAGTTCCTTTCTTGATTGATTTGATTATCGGGGAAAGCCATTCGGCTGAAATATTGTGACTAGGCACACGGAACACAAAGATGCCTTGTTGCGCGGCTAGGTTGTATTTTTCCATGTCTCGCAAGAAACCTCCGGGGCGAAGATGCCGCCCCCTAATAAACACACCTCCCTCTAACTCTACGCAAAACTTAATTCCGTTTGACTCTCCGTAATAATCCATTCTAAATTTACGCTTAGGGGCAAATTGGTATTCCTTGATAAGCTCGCACCCGCCAAGGGAGCGCCAGAGAATTTCAAACTTGGTGGCTGGCTTCAATTTCTGCCCCACCATTTCTTTTCTTCATACTGCACCTCGCCCCATGATTGCTTGTCTTTATATAGATCGTCTAATCGTTTTAATTCCTCGGCAACCATTAGGTGAAAGCGTCTGCGCTCGTAGTTCGCTTGATGTAAAGTTTTAATAAGGTGCTTTAGACCAAAGTAAATCATAAGTACCCCAAAGATGACGGCAAAAGTAATCACTCCCGAATCCTCATTTTGTGCCATTGGCCGCAATAAGAATTCGGGTCTACTTGGCTGGGATAGCAGTCATCCTTCTTCATAACAAACCCCTCGAAGATCGTCTCGCCAGCCTTGCGATTCTGAAACTCCATCTCTTCCCAGATTGCCTTGATCCTATCGTGCCTGAACGTAGGCATCCGTAGCAAGGCATTGTCGGGAAGCTCAAAGGATGCTGGCTTGATCTTTGAAAATAACTTCCGCCTTTCCGCATAAGGCAACGGCTCCATCACATCAATTAGGATGAGCGTGTTGTGACCAGTCTTGGTGCGGTTGCCCATCCATTCGCAATCAAGGAATCGAGATGCAATTTTAGTGCGCCCTAGTGTCTTGAGAATATCGCCCTCATACTTGGCTCGCTCGCCGTGGCGGTTAAACACCTTGCGTTCTTGCTGGTCTATCACCATTCGCCAACCATTGAACTTGGGCTCGATGGCATGATTGGCGTAGGCAGAATCCCACGCCGGGGCGGTGCATCCTTGGGGTCTTGCGGGGAGGGGGAAGGATGTCATCGGCTTGTTTTATTTTAGAATGATTTCCAACGCAACATAAAAAGCACCAGCCCCAACGATAAGGCCGATTATGTAGGCCATGAGAATGCGGTTCATTTACGCTCTCCTAGCAGAATAAACGCTCCAAGGTTTCCAAGAACTATGGTGATAAGGATGATTAGCATGGTCTGGTTCCTTTCTGGTTACGATGGTCTTAAGTAATAATTCCCGTGACCATCAGAATGATATCGGAGAACAACTCCTCCGTATTTCGTTGCAATCATTTTGGCCGAAGATTGATTGCTGTAGCGTCGAGCATGGCACTTATTAGCATGCCACCAGCGAGTATTAACTAAATATTCCTCATTACCACTAACGCCTAATCTACCAACACACCTAACTTTCCCAAGCGGCCATTCTTCGTTAATTGGCTTTGTTGCAAATGGCAGGGATGGCCATGTGCGAGTGGCACGAACCGCGCTCGCTTCGGTTGTAGTTCCTTTATTTATCATGAGATGACTTTAACCTTTCTTTAACCTTATGTAAAGCCCCAAAATGAAGATTTTTGTAAATAGTTGTAAGTGCCTAATAATAGGCTATTTAGCTATTGCGTAATGAGCGATTGAAGAGATGCGCCGACCAGTTGCGTCGATGATTCGAAACTCTTTTTTGATTAGCGCACCCGCTTCAACCATCTCGCCAAGGAGGGCTGTCCTCTGACCGCTACTCGATCCATGCAATCCCATTTTCTTTAATGCTTCGGGAGCAGTAAGAAATCCCTTCGGCACAACGTCTGCTTTTCTGTGAATGTAATTCTCAAGAGCCTTGCCCCATTCGCCCGCAAACTTTTTGTCTGCCCAACTATTTTTAGACTTCATACTGGGAACCGCCACTCGCCATCAGCCGTTGGCGAAAGAACATTTACGATGCAGTTTCGATCATTGTATTCTCCCCACGCTATTCCGTGTTGCCAAGCCAAGGTGCTTCTATTTCTCCGGGCATATCCCATCGCTCCGATGTTCGCAAGACATCCAATCGTCCAGCCAACAGGTGCGCCGATGCTTCTTCCGCTTTGTCTATCCACCCGGTGAAGATGGCCAATAACTATTGGCTTGCGTAAAGATTCCACATGGTCAGAACAGGCGTTGCGATTATACATAAATCCATGACCAAACAAAGTGCCTCCAACTTCTTTCCACCCCTTCTCGATATCGTAATCAATTCTTTGGCATCTTAGGTCTTTTAGGTGCTGATGTAGTTCAGCAAGTGCCGAGGTTGCACAATGCGAAACGATGGCATTTGGACTGTATTGATGTTCATACAATCTAAATTCATGGTTGCCCACCAGAAAAACTTGGGGTTCTAAAAGGCGTAAAAAGTTTAACCCCGCGCGAAAGTCCTCGGAGATGTTTGCGGCCCGATCCCCTGCGTCTGGATTCCGCATCGCCCCGGCACGAAGAGCCGCTAGGTCTATCGCATCGCCCAAGTGCAGGGTAAGGTCTGGCCTCCATCGCTTCTTAAATTCAAGCGCGGCCTTGGTTGCCTTAGCATCTGCAAGATGTCCGTGAGAACAGGACACCGCCATAAACTTTTTCCACCCCTTCATTCTTTGCCCACCAGCATTTCATAAGCAAGCCTACAATTTTCTCTAGCAGTTGTGGCGCAGAGTGACGAATCTTCGGCTCCGTCTTTTAATAAGCATATCAAAGCGTGCATTTGTTGGCGCAGGGTAAAGGCATAGGTGTTTTGATCTAGTGCTTCCTCAATAATGGATTCAACCACTCTCGCGGTGGACATCTCCCAAAGGTTTGAACGATGCTCTAGTGCGCCCTTGGTGTATTTCTTTTCAATTCCTTCAGCCGTGGCAAGCTGAATCGAGGTCATGTGATATTGTTGCTTGGGGGTAAGCTCCCCTTCTTTGATCGGCACAATCTTGCCAGATGTCATGTATTAGCGACTAGACCAAGGCTTGCGATTTACTAGCGAAATCTTTTCTTTTTTCACTTCTTGCTTTTGTGGGGAAACAAGTTCACGCCACCCGGATATTGTTCCGTCCTCAAGATGAGGAGTTTCAAATTCGAGATG